TCTGGTCTTGTGAAAGAGTATATCATTGCAAAATCGGAACTTGGATTGTAATGTTTAATCATGTTGATATTGAACTTCCCCAACTTGAAAGGGAAACGATTGATGGGGTAAGATACTATAAAGTTCCAGAAGGAGATGAGTTATTGCGACTTGTCTCCATTACTTCTGTTACCAGCCATAAGAATCGTCAGTTTTTTGCTGATTGGAGAAAGAAAGTAGGAGAAGAGCAAGCAAATAAAATTACAAAGCAAGCAACCAGTCGTGGAACTGATATGCATACTTTGTCTGAAATATATTTGAAGAATGAAGAGTTTACTTCTGAAGTTCTTCCAATTTCACAAATGTTATTTGGAATTGCGAAACCTTATTTAAATAAAATAAATAATATTCATGCACTTGAAAGGTCTTTATATAGTAAAGTCCTTGGAATTGCTGGCACTGTTGATTGTATTGCCGAATACGATGGTGAATTAGCAGTTATTGATTTTAAGACTTCGAAGAAACCAAAACCAAAAGATTGGATTGAACATTATTTCGTTCAATGTGCTGCTTATGCTTGTATGTTATACGAACTTACTGGTATAATGGTAAAGAAATTTGTAATCATTATGGCTTGTGAAAATGGAGAATGTGAAATTTATGAAGAATATGACAAAGGAAAGTACATCAAACTACTCACCGAATATATTAGAGAATTTGTTAGAGATAAACTTCAGCAATATGAATGATAAAATCAAGGAAGAATTAGACAGTAAATTTTTGTGTCCTCAAAAGTTCGCACAGGACATAGAAAGTCTTGTAAAAGAATGTAAAATTAATTACATTGACGCAATCGTCACTTATTGTGAGGAGAATAGTATTGAACTTGATACTATTTCTAAATTAGTTTCTAAACCTTTAAAGGAAAAACTTAAAAATGATGCAATTGAATTAAACTTTTTGAAAAAAACTACTCGTGCTAAATTGCCCCTGTGACTCCTTTTGATGTATATAAAACTTACCTAGCATTCAAAAATCATTTCACAAAAGAAAATTACGATTACTTTAAGTATTGTGGAAAGTCCAGAGCATCTCTGGACTCTTTTCATAAGAGAAAGGATAGATATTTCTTTGAACGAACTTCTAGGCAGAAGAATGATGATGAAATCAAAGCATATTTTGTAGCAAATTTTGCTGAATGTAATGATACGCAATCTTTATGGATTGGTGAAATCATTGAAAATGGAGAACAAGTTTATACAAATTGGTTGAAGAAATCTCAAAGTCTCTTTTACTTATTCAAAACGGAAGCAGAAGTCTTTATAAACAAAGATAGTTTTGTAGAATTATTTGAGATAAAAAATAATCAACATCCAGAAATTCTTAAAAAGTATTTTCAAAAAGCAATCAGTTTGGAAACGATGGTGATATTGGATATGATATTGGGTTATGTAAAAAAATTTGATAAAAAACTAACAGACCCAGTGTGGGAAACCGTCAGTTTGAGAATTCGCAAGTATCAACCTTTTCTAAATATTGATGTAGCAAAGTATAAAGAAGTCATCAAGGAGATTGTTTTATGAGTAGATTTTTTGATTCAGAACAAGTCAGAGAATCTTTGTTTGAACTTGATGAATTACAACATAAACTCTTTACTGAATTATTAGAACTTCCTTTTTCGGATTCAGATAAAAAAAGGGAACATCTAGAAACGATGAAACAATTTTTGGAAAAACAAAAAGTTTTCATTTTTAGAATGTCTCTATCTGATGACCCAGAAGCAGTAGAAATGAGAAATCGAATTCTTGATTGTGCTGAAATGTTTGGATTAGAACCAGGAGATAATATCAATACGTTCTTTGCGAAAATGGAAGAGTCGATTGAAAAACTTGAAAAGACCCTTGACGACTGACCTTATACCTGCTATACTTAATACGTACAATACTTTCAATACAAAAAATACGGAGAATACAAATGTCTTTTGCTGATTTGAAGAAGCAATCAAAAATGGGTTCTTTGACCGAAAAACTCATTAAACAAGTTGAAAAATTGAATGATACTGGTTCCAAAGATGACGAACGTTTTTGGAAACCTGTAATGGATAAGGGTGGTACTGGTTCCGCAATCATTCGTTTTCTTCCTGCTCCCGAAGGTTGTGATTTGCCTTGGGTTCAGGTTTGGTCTCACGCATTTCAATCAAATGGAAAATGGATGATTGATAATTGCCTCACTACTTTGGGACAAAACTGTCCTGTATGTGAAGCAAACCGTGAACTTTGGAATACTGGTAGTAAGGATAATCAAAATATTGTTCGTGATCGTAAGCGTAAGCTTTCTTATTTCGCAAACATTTATGTTGTAAAAGACCCTGCGAATCCTGCGAATGAAGGACGAGTGTTCCTTTATAAGTTTGGTAAGAAAATCTTTGATAAGATTATGGCTTCGATGCAACCAGAGTTTGATGATGAAGAACCAATCAATCCTTTTGATTTCTGGAAGGGTGCAAACTTCAAACTGAAATTGGTGAAGAAAGATGGTTATTGGAACTATGATAAGTCCGAGTTTGCACCGTCTTCTGCTCTTCTTGATGACGATGATGAACTGGAAACAATCTACAAATCACTCAATAACTTGAATGATTTTGTTGCTCCAAGTGAATTCAAGTCTTATGAAGATTTGAAAAAACGTCTCGATTACACCCTTGGTCTCAAGGGAACTCCCAAGTTCCAAGACCCCGAAACGATTGATGAAGAGGAAGAAGTTGAAGTTTCACGTCCTGTGAAAGAAACTACTTCAGTTCGTTCTTCTGCTTCTAGTGATGATGACGAGGATGAAGATGATGCGATGTCTTACTTTCAAAAACTCGCAGAGTCCTGATTTCAAAATCGACTTTTAAATCCATTTTACCCCCGAAAAAAATCGGGGGTATTTTTTTGTCTGTAGGGTTCACACCCCAGTTATTTTTGGATTATAACCACGTTTAGTTTTTTGGTCGATATATTGCGAAGATTCTGCATAGGTCATAATATTCTTCATATCACTTATAAAGACGGATAAGTATTGTGGTTTTAAAATTAAGATTTTTCTTTTCTTTTCATTCTCTAAAACTTCATATTCATAATTACTGACTTCTTTAATTGATGTAGATGTGGATTGAGATTTATTTGTATTGGTGATAGAAGTTGCTTGAATGTCCGTTGATATTTTTATTTTTACACCATCTATGGGAGGTAGAAAAGACATAAGATTTTTTATTTTATTTAGTTTTGTGGTTTATATTTAAATACTGGGACAACTGCACCATCTATTTCTTCACCTACAATTTCATATAATAATGGGTTGAGAACTATATCATTTTCAAAGACAATATCAAGAACTTGAACAGTAGTATTTTCAGTTCTTCCTGCTACTACTGTGCTTCCACCCCAACTAGTGGGCCAAGTATCTAAAATATTTGTGATACTAATATCAATTTTATTTTCTCTTCCAGAAATTTTTAATGTAGACGAGTCATAATTAATATCTTTTATGATTGCTTGTGTAGATTCTGTTTCTCCATTATAAACAGGAAGATATTGATTTAAATTAATTGTAATAGCATAATTTGTATTTTGATTTGGAAATTCACTTAAAGTATAACTATTAAATTGTCCTGGTCCAGTCGAAACTGATAATGTTTTTCCTGGGTCAACTTGATAACCACCAGGAACTACAACACGTCCATATTCGTCTTTAAATTCTACAGTTTCCCAGTGATGTGTTTTTCCAAGTTCTTCCTCACTTCCATACTTATCAATAAGATACTTATAAAAACTATTATTATCTAAAGGCCAATCTTGATTGATATTTGTGATATTATTAGTTGTTAAAATCACCCAATCCAGGTCTGCATTATCATAAACTTTTGCAGCAACTTGGTCTGGTCGTTCATTATCAATAATTTGGTAATATTCAAAGGCAGTTATAGCATTTGCAATATCACTACGTAGTTTTGCTCTTTTGAATATATTTTTTGCTACAGCATAATCAGTGTTGAATGACTGATTAGGAAAATTTGCAATATATTCGAAATTTGGAAGTTCTCTAAAATACGACATTTTAGTATCCTACATCGTCTGGATTTACTGAACTATAATTATCTGCCGCATAATTTCCTTTAAATGCTTTGGAAACATCTTCTTGATAATCACTTTCGTATACAGGTTCAATTTCTTGGAAGTTTAAAGTCATCTGCACGGACACTGGTTGTCCTTCAGCATAAGCAGCCCATTGACCGTCAGGGGCATAAACAACACTCATATTAACAAGAGCACATATCTTAAATTTATTTAATCCAGATATTTCTTTATTTCCTGCTGTTTTATACGAAAGTTTAAAAACATTTGGAGTTCCAAGAAAAAGAGAAGCAGCACCAGCACCAGACTGGGAGTTTAATTTT